TCGGAGTTGCATCGATTGTGTTGTTAACTTCTTGCAACTCGCATACAATGAATTAGTTCCTTGAGTGTTGCCAAATAAGCGCAGGTTTCCCTCACTGTTTCCTGCGCGGGTTTGGTTATTGGGTTTAAAATCCCTCAACCTCATATTTTGTAGGCATCATAGGAACATTAAACATTCGTTTATAATTTACTGATAAATAACGTAGTGCATCCATAATATGAACACACCAGTTCTCGAGTGGCTGAGGCTTGAATCGTGCTTTAAGCTCATCGTATTCGCGCTGATATTCGCGCATTGCACGTAAACCCAAAGCGCAGTTGTTTTTATCTATTCGAATTCTTGGGAAAACAAATCGCATTGATTCGATACCGTCTTCAAAATCAATCTTAGGCGTAACTTTAAAATGCCAGCCATGCTCTCGTGCTATTTGAAGTCGTGATTTTGTTGATTCCCATCCTTGATGCTTTTGGTCTACATCGTGAGGCATAAAATGATAACCCCATTTGCATCGATGCGCCTTTCTTAATTCCTCTGCTTTTTCAAGATAGTATTTGAGGCCAAATCCAGAATCATGCAAAAGATATACCAAGTTAATGTAAAGGCCATCGATTTGGAATATCCATCCTGCTGTTGCGTCTGTACCGCCCAAATCCCAGCATGTATGAAGCGGAAGATTAGGGTTAACCGGAACTATCCCTATCCGGCTTTCTCTATCCATATCCGCTAATTCACGCGTAAAATAAGAACCTAAATTACCCACATCAAAAGAACACATAAACTCTTGGTCTATCATTTCATCCGACATGCCCATCTTTCGTGCTTCGGCAATGTGTTGTTCTGTAATGATTGGTGTGCCGTCGTGCTTGAATGTTTCTTTAACAGACAGATGCTCTATGTGATATCTTGGGTTATCACGCACCACATCATACACATCAAACAAATGATTCTTACCACGAGGTGTACTGTTGATTACTTCAAGGCCATCGTTTTGGATTAATATTGGGTTAAGGTATTGCCTAGCCAGTGGATGATGAAGCGCATACTCTGAGTAAATGATGGTAACAGGATTACTTCCCATTAAAGAATTGTAGTTATTGGAGCCACCTAGCACTAATCTTGAACCGTTTGATAGCCTGATTTCCATTCGAGCATCATTTTTATATTCTATAAGTGCATTTGGTATAGCATCTATAAAAGGCTTACCGGAATAATCCATACCATTCCAAATCACACTGCGTGCCTGATTGAGTTGCGGAAATAAATAGACATGAGTGCCTACGCGAGTTAAAGCCCTAAGAACCCATAACTGGAGGCAACATACGTCCTTGCCAGACCTTCTGTGACAAATGCTTACCACATTAAGTCCTTTTTGCACTGCTTTAAACATGCGGTATTGGTGCGGATATGGATTTATTCCTGGAATTTTAATATAAATTATATTACTCCTTTATTTTATTTGCCCACCTGCTATTTGGACTTCTATTTTGAGCTTGCTCTTTAGCAGTTGCCCATCTGCAATTTTTAGGCTCGTAGTTTCCATTATTATCAATTCTATCTAAGGAGTGTTTAATTGTTGGTTTAAATCCCATATCATCAATAAAATTTTGAAAATTATTCTTCCATCTATCGCACATAATTATGCCTCTGGCTCCATAGCGAGTGTAATCTTTTGCTGCCTTATTGTAGCACCTTCGCTTCATCCCATCCCAAGAGCGATATTCTGGAGTGCCGTGTAAACCATGAGTTTGACCGATTCTTAATGATAGGCAACCGCATGATTTTGTTTTATGCCATCTAATTGATGCGTAATCCATAATGCATTCAAGACCGCAATCGCAAATGCATCTTACTTTACGGTGTGTATGACCTCCGGGAATATGTTTCATCCCTTTTGGATAATGGCCTGGTATAATTTCTAAAATGGTAAGCATTTCTATTTTTTCACCAACAGATATGCTTGGTATGGGTGGCAATTTTGACATATAATTATCCCGTAAATTTAGTAAGCCGGATCAAGGGGTGCAACCCTCCGGCTTTGTAATTATACTATGCAGAAAAGTTAGTACAAGGTAGTAACTGGATTAATACGTTCAATGTATACCTCAACTTTATTCTCATTGGTTGGCATCCTTACAAAACATAATCTGTCTATTTGAGAATCATCAGGGAATATTAATGCAGCCTGTAAGGAATCTAAAAGTGATTTTCCCAAGTTATCTAAATCCCTGCGTCTTTTATCTGGCGGGTAAGCATCCACATGCACATTAATTCTTGCGTTTTCATCAAACAAATTCGCATATATAGCACAAGAGTTAATGACTTCATCACGGTATTTTTTTCCATTGGGAGAAATAAAATATCGATGTCCATTTCTTCTCCAATAGGTATTTGCAGAAGGTGGCCATGGCAAAACAAGTTTAATCTGCATTGCTTCCCTTATTAAAATAATTCCATCCAAACATTCGCACACCTACAAAAAACACATACGCTTTGAACTTTGAAATGCCATTATCAATCAATGCCCAGTAAAAAATACTGTCTATCTCTTTCCTGGTGTAGCCAAAATTATTCTTATAAAAAAAATCATGGATGGTTGATGGAAGGATTATCTCGTATTGAACTGGAGAAAATAAAGGCCATAACAACCGAGGTACAGAGGCTAAATCTGTTTTAAAGCCTTCTGGTATTTTGTGAGCTACATTATCAACTTTAAAATATAAATCATTTTGAATTTGCCAAACAAAGCCAGGCTTTGGCAATAAATAGATTTCATTAGTAAATTCGATTCTATGATATTTTGGACAGCCAATTAAACTTATAGACATAATCAATACAAGTAAGGTTCTCATAGTTCACCATCTTATCATGACAGCTATTTACCTACATTAACTATAGTCTATAAGTAAGATTATTTCTTTTTAGTTTTCTTTGATTCTTTCTTTTTTTCAGCCATTTTTTCTTTTTTCTCGTAGGCTTTTATTTCTTTTTTTATGAGCTTTTTATCTTGTGCTGCATCAGAATGTTTAAGCATATTATTTCTTCCTTTTTGGTGATTTAGAAAGCTCTTTGACTAATTTGTTATGCTCTTTAATTTCTTTCTTTGCGTCTTTATTATCAGACAACAAATGTTTTTTAGCGTCTTTAAGTGGGTTCTTTTTCATATTAAGACCTTCCAGTATCTTTCATTTTTGTTTTAACATTATTGTTTTTTACATTAGTTGATTTATTATCGGATGGTGCTTTTCCTTTAAATGGTGCATTCTTCCCACCTTTTAAAGCACGTCTCTTTATTTCAGGAACTAAACTTGATTCATTGCCCATTTTTATATTCTCCATTGTTATGTTTAATTAGGCCAGACAATCGCTGGTAATCCTGCCACAAATTCTTCAAATGAGGGAATGGGTGCGCCACCTTGCACTTCCGTTTGAATATTAATTGCATAAACAAAAACCGCATCACGCCACGATACAAAAGTTTCTGCTTCTAATTTCCATTGTGGATTAGTGCTTGATACATAACTTGCACACGATACTGCATTTCCATACTGCTTTGATTGAGCCGTAGTATCTAATAACCTATCAATGTATGGTAAGAACACATTAAATGCCTGAAACATTGCATAAGGTATTACCCATTGTGGTTCCTCAGCTAATATTGATTCTTCTGTTGGCTGAGATATTTCAGGAACTGCCCAGTGGGCAAAATAAATATTTTCATCTGGTTTTTTAAATGAAATATTACCAGCCTCTATTTGACCGGGGTATTTAACTAAACAAATTTCAACTAAATTTAATGACATAATGGTTTCCTTTTTATCGCGCTCGTCGAGCGAAAATATTTCCACAAACTGTAACAGTTCCAGATACAATAGTTACATATCCGACTAGATATATTGTTGTCGTTGCAGCCAAGCTGTATCTAGTGTAAGGAGCCATTAGTGAAGAACTTCCCGATGTTGTATCTTGCTCTAATCCAGCAAATCCAATATCTGAGGGTAAGTTTACGGAAACATTATTAATAGCTGACCATCTTGTAGAAATTGATCCGCCTCCACCAATTATATAGAGAATGTTACCGTATAAATCCCAATCCCCAGCAGTTAATGAAATTGAAGTGATATCTGTATATGTACTTGTTGAAATAGAAAAAGCACTACCAACTGGCACAATTGAAGAAATAACTTCACCAACACTACCAGCTGCAGCATTATTATTTGTTGTAGTTCCAATAATCCCTGACGTACTGGTAAAACTTAAACTGGTTGCACTAGCTGCGCCAAGTATTGGCGCAACAAATGTTTTTTGACCTGTAACAGTTTGTGAGCCAGTAATTGTGACAATATTTCCTGCTGCCACCCCAAACTGTGTAAATGTTATAGGATCTGTGCCTATGGTTGTAACAACCGCAGTTTCTACCCAAAAGGTTGAGGCATTTGAAGTGCCTTGTAATACCGTTGCCATATCTCCGGGGTCGATATCGCTAGGCTCATCATAGTCTAGGGCGCGAGTATAGATTGCTGGTGTTCCACCAGATCCAACTTGTGATACATAGTAAATGCCATTTTCAAGTGTGCTAGTTTGGTTCTTAAATAACACACGGTCATTAAGAGCAAGCGATACACCGTCAAGACTAGCCGCGCCATTAACCGTTGCCGTAAGTGTTGCTCCTACACCTGACGCACCATTGTTATATGTTGAGGTGAAGTTAGCAGTAGAAGCTACACGCACAGGCTCAAGAAAAAAGAATCCTGCGGCTACTGAATCTACATATTCTTTGTTTGCGGCATCTCCACCAGCAGTTGGCAAATCAAGATTTATAATCTTGTTATTATCTGCGTCAAGGTCATTAAACAATTGCGCGTCTTCAAGCTCTACAAGGCCAGTGGTTGGTGAGATTCTATTGCCATTAAACGATAGATTGTCTACCTCAAGCGAGCCATCAATGGTGACATTACCCGCGCCATCGGTATTAAAATTTGGATCACCACCAAAAGCACCTGCATCATTCCATTGAATATTTCCTGGAGCACCACCAACTGAACCTCCAACAACGGTATCAACGTAAATCTTTGTCGCGGCATCTTGGTCACTTACTGGGTCAAGCACATTATTAATAAGCTCTGCACCCATATCAATGGGTCCTGACATTGTTCCGCCTGCTAATGGCAAAAATAATCCTGCTGCACTTGATGGAATTTCTACCCATGCACCGCCAATATACGCCTCAATCACGGCTAAATCTGTATTAAATCGTAATCCAATATTTGGAGCCGTTGGTGTAACCCGTTGCGCTGTTGTTCCTGCGGGAATACCCATACCACTGGTTGAAGCATTACCTAAATCAGCTAATGGAAAGCTATTGGGCAAATCTGTTCGCTCATCTGTTACTGTAACAAAACTTCCTACTTCTGGAGCAAATCCACCATCTGGAATAGTAACTAATTCAATTGCAGTATTAGCTTCGTTCATTCGCCATGCTTGCATGGAACCAAGAACTGGAAGGATTAAATCTTTATCTTCAATCGTTGCTGATAAATTATAATGCGGGGTAATGACTTCATCGTAAAGTTGAGCTTGCTGATCCACTAAAGTCAAAATACCAAAGTCTTGGTTTAGCATACTGGTAGTAAAATTAGTATTGGTATAAAGGTTAGTACGGCTTGCTGGTGTATTTCTAACAATAGTTATAATGTCATCTAATGTAACACCAGATATAAAAGTTACTCGTACTGTTTGCTGACCGCCAATAAAAGTCACATTGTATAGATTTGGATTAACGAGTTGCGTTGCATCATCTGGATCAACTCCATCAGGAGTAAGATATACATCTATATCGCTTGCAACATTTGCTGTCCAATCGGTATCGAATTCAAGCTGACCACTTGTGGCTATTATTTGAGTACGAGGAAGGGTGTCATTAATTTCAATCTGAGCGGTCATATATCATCCTTAGAAAATCGTTTTTTTTGAGCAATCGACATTCTCTGCAAAGTTTCATCAGAAAATTTCCTTCCTTTCATTTTATCACTTAATATATTTTTTAATTCAGCTGATCTTGGTTTACCACGCAATTTAGATACACGCTTTTCAATTGTTTCTGGGGATTGTTTAATATTTTTATGTGATTTTGATAAATTTAATTTATGTTTTTCAGATAATTCAATGCCTTTATTCCATGCAATTTTATTATTTTTTTCAGACATTTTATTTTTAGAAATTTCAGAATATTGGCAATTTAATCCACCAGTAGTTAAATTATATCCATTTGGGTAAATTGAATTTAAAGCTAATATTAATTCATTTTCTTTTTTAAATGCTTCCTCTTTTGTCAAACCAGAAATTTCAATTTTTAATTCAAATGAATGAAACCCAAATAATTTGATGGCATCTTGTAATTTAGTACATTTATTTCCATTTTTGTGGTCGTTTATTCGTCTTTTAATATTTTTTGTAGCACCAATATAAATTTTATTATCAGGAGATTGAAGTTTATAAACGCAATAATCTGTTTTTGAGGTCACGAATTATTCTCCTTTCAATGCTTGCCATAACGCTCTAGGTTCAGCGTCCGTTCTTTGTTCTGGTATATTGCTTCGGTCAATTGTTCCGTTTATAAGTTTTCTAAATGCCAAATGACTTGTAAATGGAATTAATCGCGCCAATTTTTTAACGTCTGCTTGAGTATAATCCCCTACCCAGAAATGCTCTAGTATATTAAATGCATCATCTGCAACACCACCAACTGGCCCCATAAGTGCGCCCATTTTAGAAAGTTGACGGGTCTTTTCATTTTGCAATCCAGGAATTAAATTATGGTTCATCACAATATTAGCCCAGTTTAATACGTTAGAAGTTGGGCCTAAAAATCCTGAATCTAATAATGCATTTTTAAATAAATGTTCGTCTTCAAGGTTTACTTCTTTTCCATTAGCCAGTTCACGCAATGGATTAGCAAGCATTCCCAATCCAAACATAACACCAACACCAATAAAAGATTGTGCGTCCTGACGTTGCATTAATGGGATGGTGTAGCGATTTAATGCACCCCATGCCCACCCATTAAATGTAAAAAATAATCCTAATACGGGGTCTTTAGTCCAGAAAGGAGAACTGAACATTCCGCGCTGAACTATTGTGTTGTAAGTCTCTCTATAAATAGCCTCAGCCATTTTTGTCGTGGCTTCATTATCCGACCAATTAAAATAATTGCTTTGATAACCTGCGCCCTCATTCCAGCCCTTAGCATCTTCATAACCTTTAATAAATCGGTCTGACCATTGCTTGGGATTGATATCAACAGAAGCTAACATTAATTCCTGTTGCTTTGTTAATTTACCTTTTTGGTAATCAAACACTGCTTTCATAATTTTTGATTGAACAATGTTGGCCGTCATCACTTGGTTCATGTTTTCAATGGCATTGGTGCCGTAGAAATTACCCGACATGTGCGTTAAATTTTGTAATCCTGAACTGAGTTTACCAATGACTGGTGCGTCTTGCATGGTGTCTGCATTGAGCATTTTATTGCTGTAACCATGCGCTAAATGTTGAATTCCTACATAACCATGTGCTGCATTTTCTTTCATTTGCGCAGCATCTTTAGTTTTTAGAATTCCATTAAGGCTGGACAGCATGGGCTTTAAACCTTGTGAAAGTGTAGGATAGAGACCTTGCTTTAATACAATAGCACCTAAGTCGGTAATCTGTGAAATGGGAACGCCACCTAAACGGATTAAAGCGGTGTAGTTTCTAATGTTTTGTGCTACTCGTCTTATTGTTGGATTAGAATCATTAAAACCCATATAGGTATTATAAAAATCATTTACATGTTGTTTTGCTTCTGTAAATTTCTTATCTAATTTTACATAGGCTTTTTCACGTTTCTTTTCATCTGCAATTTCGGCAATAGTTGCTTCTTTTTCTTTGCGTTCTTTATTTAAATTAGCAATAACACGGTCAAATAATGGCTCTTGTGAATAATGATTAAATGCTTTTCTAATTGCTGTATGTCTGCCTAAAGCTAAAGCATAGGATGACAAGGACCTATCCAAATTGTTATCAAGAAATCCAGCCTGATTAAATTCCTCTGCTGGTATCATAATACTTCTTTTTTTAAGGTATTGTGGTGTCTCAATGCGTCCAGGGAACATTTGCCCAAGCATCTGCTGGTTCAATTGTTCAGGACTATTTCCCTTTAAAGTTTCTCCAAAAGCAATGGCGTATTGCTCACGATGATAATCAGATTCAAAAGGCTTTCTTAATTTAGGCAATTCATTAGGATTTAAAAACTCAATTTGAAATGAATCAGGTATTTTTTTAAAAAACTTGGGATTTATTTTACCCTCAAATGCGCTTTGCTCCAGCATGGAAAGCACACTTTCTTTTTTATCTGCAATTTTTTTAATTTCTTTTTTAAGACGCTCGACTTCTTTAGTCAAAAGTTCAATTTCATCAATATTTTTTTGTCTTGTTTTATCCGTTAATGATGATTTTAATTGTTCTTTTTTAGAGGACAAATCTTCTTTTGCTTTGCGCAACAACACATTGGCTTTGCTTATTTCTTTATCAATATCAGTAACGGGTTTCAGTATGGCTGATAATTCGTCTGCTTCTTCTGAATTTAATAAAATACGTTCTTCGGCTAATATTTGCAGTTTGTGATTGTCGCGTAACTGATTAACCAATATGTTTCGTTCATTCTTCAAACGCGCTCTTGCTTCATTAATTTCATTAACAAAGGCTCTTGTTTCAATCCAATTTGGATCTCGTTGTGCTGCAATAAGTTGGTTTAAATGTGCTTTTGCTTCATTAATTGGTGCTTCTAATTCACCTATTAATTTATCTTGTTCAGCTAATTGAGATTTAACAAAAGTAACAAAATCACCTGGTCTTTTTACTACTTGTTCAATATTGTAATTTTGCATGTAGTAACCAATAGAAGTGCGAGGTGATAAGAAGTCTTCTGACCATCCCATAGCTTCTCTAAATGGTTTTGCAATCGAATCAATAAATTCAGTCACCATTTTTGCGCCTTCGTTAATGTGCGCATTATCAGAAGATTCACCAGTAAGAATGGTAGAACGAATTTGCTTTCCAAATTCTTCCCAATTAATTTCCTGATTTTTAGTTAGTGCTTGTTTAAAATTTTTAATGGCGTTTTTAGTATTTACGCCCCCTTCTAGTCCGTTCATTTTAAAGAACAGTCCTCTAAGAGATGAATTAAATATAGTGGTATGCGCTTTTATAATTCCAAGGTTTTCCTCGGCAGTAAGTGCGCGCTCTTTTCCAGAGGCAAGGCCTTTAGTAATAATTCCATGCGCTGCCATTCGGTCTGTAAAGTAAGCAATTGTTTTAAAATCAGAGGATAGGCCACGTAATATATTAGAACCAAGAAGTTTGTTACCCAATACCTTTTCAGCACCTTTGCCAAGATATGGAATTTTAAATAATCCAGACTTCATGTATTCGTTATTAACATACTCTTGTACTTCTTGTACTTCGGCTGCTGACACGCTGAAATTAGAATTAGGAACCGCATCAAGGCCTATTGCTTCGCCTTTTTTATTAATGCGAGGAACTATATCAATTCCTTTGTAATTGGCATTAACAAAATTCCTTAAATTCCAAAGCTGTCCACCATTTAAACTATGCCCAATAACCGCACCACCACCAACCAAAGCACTTGCAAAGATTAAATCACGAGTACTGTTAAGCACTAAATCCTCAAGATTGCCACCCGCTCTTGCGGCTTCTCTCATTCCTTCATTGGCTACAATCGAGGCACTTAATGCAGGTGCAGCCTTAACCGTATTCTTAATGATGTTTTGACTAAATCCAGCATAACGAATTCCACCCAATGTAGGGAAAATATAAGTGCTTGGACTTGTAATGGCACCAGCAACGCCACCTAAAAGCGCAGCAGTGAATGAGCCTCTTGAATAGAATTCGTCATCATGCATTTGTTCTCTAACACGTTCCTGTCGTGCTATTAAATCATTGGGGCTTACAGCACTGGTTAAAAATGGCCAGTACTTATGAGGAAATCCATTAACGGATTCAAATTCCATTGCTGACCAATTATCAGGAACTTCATCATTCCAATGAGTTACTTCATCCCGTGTGTTAGCAAAGAAGTTACCAGCATTAACTAGTTCGTTAGTTTCTTTTAATGCATGGCCAAAAGTTTGTAACCAACCAGGCTGTTCGGCAACATTTTTTAATTGGACATTGGATTGATTAGGCAACATAAAGTCGCCAGGGTTATCAATAAAAGCTTTAGGGTCAATTGAGGTGGTATCAACCGTTAATCCAGGAATGGATCCCACATTGTTATGTTCTCTTTGATATGGGTCTTTATAATTTGTTTCATTAATTGGGTATAAATGCTCATCTATTGGGGTCTTTTCTATCATTTTTTATTCCCTAATAAAGCATCAATGAAGTTTAAATTTACTGGTACAGAGCCTGGCAAACCTGCTGGAGTATCAGTTTTTAACTGAGAAAGTACTTTATCTGCTTCAAATTGACCCTGTGGGTCGTCACCCACTATACCGTTAATATCAAAATATCGAGATTTAATTTTATTAATGTTAGGCCTGTAAATAGGATGATGTTGTTGTCCAATGTATGAGCCATAAAGAACAATAGGTAATTTGCTTGGGTTCATTGCCACAATGTCATAATCACCTATAGTAGGATTTTCACTACCACTGGCAGTCATGAAACTTCCAGGGCGTACTTCAATTGGATACTCTTGAACTGTCCCATCGGAATAAACCATCTCCACGACGTTCGCATTTCCCTTCTTGTATTCTTTAATGGTTTCACGAGCTTTATTAAATTGATTTATTTTTTCTTCTTCATTGGTAGCACTTTCACCGAATTTACCTAAAAAATCAAAAAATGAACTATTCTTTGAATCATAAAATGAATCTACTGTTTTTTGCGCTTGTTCAAAATCATAAAAAGTAACCCGCTCTTTTAATCGGTAATAATAATTAAACAAACCTTTGTTATATCCTTCTTGAGTCGCATCAAACTGAGTTTTTAATTGCTCATGGATGTCGTCTTGAATTAAGGGCAAAGCACCTGCTTCTAAATCCAGTACCTTTTCAATAGGGTAGATAGTAAACTGTTGCTGACCGTTCACCTCAGTAGTTCCCCAGTTTCTTTTTAATGCGGATTGCAGCATATTAGTAGCTATTTGTTCATTTCCGTTACTGTAGCGCAGATTGTCTTTAAAAATGTCTTTCAGATAATTGGCAAAACCGGCCTGATTAAGTACTTGAGTTTCTTCGCTAATCCCTGCAATATCTCTTGCCCAGCTTAATGTTTTTTTATCATTTTTGGCGGTTTTCTTTTCCCATGCTGAAACGGTTTCTTCTATTCGCTCCCTATCTTCCGGGGTTCTATCCAGCATAGTTTTAGAAAATGCAGCCGCCTCTCCTGTGGTATATCCTTGAGATAAAAAATGTTTAAATGCTTCATGAGTGGCAAAGACGCTTTTATCAAGCCCCCTGGTTTTTTGACCGCCTCTGTTTTGAATTCGGTCTAATGCTCCGCTATAGTCCATAACGAGCTGAGGATTTCCAGAAGTAATCGCTTTAGTAATGGTATCAAGAAACTTAGGTACTGCACCTTGTGCGGTTTCTGCGGCTAGTGTTTCAGCCTGAACTTGAGTTAAAGGCTTCTTGTTTTTTTCAGCTTTGTTTAAATTGTCTTGCACTACTAAATCATAAGCACCATTGATTTGGTCTTTGGTTCTATTAGACCATGAAAGTGTGTCAGTCCAATGGGCTGCTAAGTCATCTGTCGCTAGCTTAGTTTTGCTTTGTTTTATTTGAGTCGCTCTATAACTCGTCATAAAATTAAGGAATTTTGTAGCAGGTAATTGCTCTCTTATTTCCTCAATGTAATCAGGAGTCAATGGGGCCGTAGATGCTCTTGCCCGTGCTTGCGCAATAACAAGGGAATCATTTCGATTGCTTAAATTTTCAAGTGCGCCAACGTAGGCAACAGTCTGATTGTATACATGCTCCCATTCACCCCAGGTTAAACTCTCAGGTTTACTCTTTGGCATGTCACTTAGGAACTGTTCTACTTTATTGCCATTTCTTGCTTCAATGGCCTGTTGAATCATTGATGATGAATAAAGATTCAATTTTGATTCCTGCTCAAGTTTATATGCTTGAGTCGGTGAAATCATACCGCCTGACAATTCGCTTTTAATTCTTTGTTGAATTGAATTATAAATGTCTGCGCCACCTTGCATGTCGCCATCTAAAATGGTGTCGTGCATGGATTGAAGTTGTGTTGCTTGCCAGACAGCACTTGTTTGCTGGGCAATTTGCTTGTTCTTATCAATCATACTCATAGTAAAATTATGAGAAGATTTCATGAGTTGACTTGCAAATTGATTTTCAAGATTCGGTCGGATGGTGCTTGGGGCAAGTTTAAGCGCATCATTAATGCCTTGCGCCATATTGGACGTGTATTGCTGTATCATTTGAGGCGTGAGTTGGTATTGCTTCTCCATCTCTTCACGGCCTTTAAGCATCATTGATTGAACTTGTAGTCCAAGTGTTGACTCCGCTTGCGCACTGTACGCATCAGAAAATGCCTTATCCGTTTGTGTTATTGCAGGGATTAATTCCCCTTTTGGATTTTTCCCATAATAAGTACCTGCCTTTTGTGCTAAAGCAACACTCGCACTTAAAGACATTTTATTACCAAGCTCTGCCATTGAGTTTGGTGAAAATGCCGCACTTGAAAAAGCAGATTGATAGTTAGGCATACCAGGAGCATAAGATGGAGATTCTTTTGGTTGCAGAATTGGCGTGTCTTTTGCGGCAGGAAGTGACTTACTTTGTGGTTTTATTTGATTAGCCATTAAGCTACTCCCTCACCAAACCATTTTGTAGAAAATTTACTTTTGCGAACCATATCAATAGTTGAGCTGATTGGCATTTGATTTAATAAAGTGGAAGTCATGTTTCTGCCTAATTGTGTTTCGCTTTCAAGAGAATGAAGTCCTGACAGCACTTTGTTTGCTCTCAATGTTGCTTCTTTAGCCAGTAAATTAAATCGCCTTACTCGTTCATCGGACAAGAAATTGGACTTTGATTTTTCAATAGTAAAGGCTGCACTTCCTGCGCCTGAATCAGTACCCTTAGCGGCATTTGCTGCAATTTGTGTGCCAATGTTTTGCCGTAATTGTTTTAATTCATTAAGTGACGCTTCATTGGATTCTAACTTTATAGCTTCCATATTAGTCTCAAAAGACGCTTGCTCTAATTGCTTGCCTGCTGCAATTAATTTCTTTTGATTTTTTTGCTGTGCAAAGTTAGTGATTAAACCGCCAGCTTGCATGGACAAGAGAAATGCCGAAAAAGCACCAGATAATAAGGTTCCACCTAAAGCGGCACCTGCACCACCAACTGCGCCAGATGCGGCTGCACCTGCTCCTATAGCGACTAATGGCAATACCATGTTACACCTCTACTCTATAAAATATACCTATTAGTTTAATATCAAAAGGTGCTCTATGGGTAATAGTTAATGCATCCACATTAAACATATCCCACCCTTTCATTGGACTTATTTTAAATACTCCAGTTCTGGGTATTGGTGCAACATTAGGTAATACCTGGCTGAATTTATTTAATTGTATGGGTACTCCGTTTACTTCACCAGATATAGTGTCAGCAAACATTAATTGAACTGAGCGAATGTTTTGTTCCCACACCATGCCAGAGCCTTTTGCACCAACTGTTCCGGGTGGCGCAATAGGTAATGGGATTATTTCAACATCAATTGGGAATCCATAGAATGCTTCTGTTACTTCAACGGCTGCGCCATGAGCCTCTACATTGACTGTAGTTGAAGTGGGAACTACTTCAAAACCATATCCATCACCTTGTATTTGAATGTCTTGTCCAACATACGCGCCTATACCTGCAAGTGTTGAGGTTGCAACTCCTGAATAAACTTGCGAGCAATCCGTAAATACATCAAAGGATAATTCCTCAAGATAGAATTTTGTTACAAGAGGCCAGTTTTGAATTTTTGAATTAGTTCCTGCATCGGAAAATTCTATGGCGGCAACTCCATCTCGTGCATCTTGCTCTGTTAAATAAATGGTAGCAAATAATCCGCCAGCACTTAAAGCCCAGTACCAAGTAGATAATTCAATTTGAGGCGTTGATGTTGGCAAACTTCCCGTTGTAGTAAATTGAATAAGCCTTGGTTCTTCTGTAGGCCATGAGGTTGTGGTTTCCAAGGTATCGCTTGTAAAGTCTGTAATGTCGTAAGAAAGTGCGGCCTCTGCAATTTCTCTTTCGGTAACAAACCACCCACGGCCACCAGTACTTGCTGTAGCCCATCTAAAATAAGCATTGCCATAGCTTTGGTCTAGGTATTGGGGCGTGAATCCCTGAACGTCATCTGATATTAATGTTTGAAAGATAATAAGCGAGCCGTCATCGTTTATAAAAAACATATACCGAGAGCCTGCTTTATTTAAATCAACATACTCTGATTCATCGTGTGGGTTTCTAATTAAATGTTCATTCGCAATAGAGGCTATGGATGAACTATAAGCGTTATTGAATCCATCCCAAAGCATCGAATGTATGTCATTGCCGGATACAATAATAATTTGGTTGTCTATTCCACGAGGCTGTATGGCTGTTGCTGGCGTTGAATCTTGCAGGGTCATTGAGAAGTTAGTAGGCGTTACTGCTTGCTCAAAAGACAAAGGTGTTGAATAAATGCCTGTGTTAGTATGAATGGTTAATGAGCGATAGGGAACAATAAATTTAATGTAGTTTATGTTGTCCGATGTTGGATAGTAAGAAATCGAATCATCATCATCTAAAAGCAATCCGTCAAAGTTAGCGTAATCATTGATAACAGAAAGCCATAATCCATTGGGCAATAAGGGCGTATTAGCGAATACAGAGCGACTTTGAAATGATGAACATCTTGAAGGCCATCCTCTTTCATTACTCCAAGCTGGTTCTGTTAACAGAGCCGCATCCCCTGGTATTGCTGCGGTACTATCAAAAGATTGGACAATGTTCATATTAACCACTGTGGTAGACGTCCAAGAAATAATACGACCTACACCACCATTGCCAGCAAATGCGCCCCCAACCATCCCTGTCGTAAAAATAGGCGCACTCGCTGTTAATGTAATGTTATAGCCTAACTGCGCACCTGGAGTAAATGAAATGGCAGAATAATTGTTTTCAAAATCATAAACCGGAACATTTTTAAAATTAACATTACTGAATGCCCATGTATTCAGTACATAGGCATTATTTGTTCCCGCGCCATTATTGGTTATGGTGTATTTATTTTCTCGTGCTTTTGCTTCTTCAGCCGTACCGTACAGTTCGGCTGTAGTAGTTCCTGTCATATAAAGAAAATACGTTTTATTAGTAGTGACTTGAGGAACTGTAGTAGGTAATGTACCTGTAGTAGTGAATTGAACAGGGTATATTGTTCCTGATGTTAGCGCATTGGTTAGCGTCAATAAATCGGCTGCTGCTGTAACAATCGCATTGGCTGCATTGGCAGTTCTTAATAAATCTCTTGGTCTAAACGCTGTAGCACCAATATTATTTACACCACTGGATACTCTAAATCTATTTTCAAGAATGGTCGTGTCAAGCTGGGGAATCATTGCCGCCGTTATTCCTGTTGCTGCAACGGTTGCGACTAGAATTCCTTCTAGATATATTTGTATTGAATCTGGAATAATTACTAAGATGTAAGTGCATTCATTTAAGTACTCAAACGTGTCAAAAAATATCTGACGATAATCTGTCACACCTGTAATCACGTTTTGATATAAAGTACCAAATCGTTTGCCTATGCCACCTTGTGGATAGGTAATACAATTCCTTCCTGATTTAACACCATTGTAATATGCGGTAACAGTTACACGGCCATACAGCAAAGGAGAAAGTTCACCCTTTGAAAATATGTCCTGACTCCAAGTTAAAGCGGCCATAATCGCCTCAATTAGCTGCTGATTGAATTTCCAATGATACCACCAATATATCTGTTATCCAGAACAGGGAATAGGTTCTGAGTAAACTGTGGTCTGTTTTGTGCTTCTATTGCTGCGGCAATTCCAAGAGTTGAAGTTCTTTTTGATTCAAGAGCCGAATAATAATCAGCTTTGTTAGCATTGGTTAATGCAAGATAGGCTGATATTTCATATGTAAAATAATCGACAAAGTGGGCTGGGAACTGGGATACATCCGGTTGAAAAACGTATTCTGCCCAAAGTTCATCGTCATAAACTGCAAATAACTGGTTACCCGAATAAATATCCCATTGATAAATGTTGGGGTACAGTCTTAATAATTTTAACCATCCTGCTGGTAATTGGTAAATTGATAACCAAGGCTGGGGTGGAGTTATATTTAATTTGGATAGTTGCGCAAGCTGTGTTGCAAATCGCCAGTTATTGGCTGCAAGTGCTGCTGGTAATTTAATATCATAAGCAGAGATGGCAGAGACGACTAAAGCGTCTCCACCTTCAATTGAACTGATAGGCTCATGTCCTAATTGAATCAAAGAATTTGATAGGATTTGGACTTGAGTTAATGCCATATCAGTTCCTTAATTATGCTAAATCTACTATAGAATACCACAAATCAAATTTGTAAGTTGATGAAGTACCGCCAGTAAAATCGGCTGTAGCCATTGCAAAATACAAACCTTGGTTCAATGTGGTTGAATCTACTAAAGTAGTATCTACTGGTGTAAATCCAAAAGTAGTATCAGCAGTTGCGGCAATTAAAGTAGCTGCTGCAATTGTGCCTGTTGCTTTAGGACCTGCACCATTTGCTGTGTTCGCATATTGGATATGAGAAGCACCACCACTTGCCAATACAGTACCGCCATAATTAATTGCAAGTGTTGCTCTGTGCAGAATTATTTTCTTTCCTGCGCCTGGAGCTGCAACTAATAGTTCTGATGCGGTATAGCTACCAATAAAATCAGCAAGTGCCACATCAACTTGAACGTGGTTAATTAAGCCTTCTTCAAGTTTAGCGTTAGTAACAGCACCATCTGCAAGTTTGGCAGTAGTTACTGCACCATCTTGAATATTAGCTGTAGCTACAACACCAGAAGCAGTGAATGAAGATACTGTAATAGTTTCAGCATCTCTATCAACAGTAGCTACTATATACATGTTGGATGCATCACTACCATTAACAAAAATTATATCACCAACCGCTAAGTCTCTAACCTGGCTAGAGAAATAGTTTGCTGCTGCAATTGTTGCTAAAGCATCTGCTGCTGATTGATAAGAAAACAATGCAGGGCCATTTTCTGTTAATGGGCCATCAAGTACTAATGCGCCAGAGTTGAACGCTAAAGTCTGTCTAGTCCAACGTGTGATATCAAAAGTCATTTTTAATCTCCTTAATTATTGTATTGGTGATTAGACTGATTCATCACAATCTATAGCTAACACCCCGCGATTATCCACCACGACCGCACCCATTGAGAACACGCCATTGATTAACCAGGCAGTGTTTTGTGCTATGTAGTTAATCTCAGTTCTAAAGTTTTTACCGATACCAGCCCCAACGGCCATTTTATGCCATGCTAGAGCAGTACGAATATTACCAGTCTTAGGCAATCCGCCCTCTGTCATTTGTGGGATAATGATTACGTTAAAGCCTAAGTATTCTCTGATTCGCGCACGGTCAATAACGTCATTCTTAGTGTAGAAAGTAGAAACGAATTGGTCATCGCCCAGCAAGCTACGGAAGTTTGACGCGCTCATTGCAACAAAACGCTCACTTAAAGGAACGGCATTGTTATCAAAGAACTCTAAAGCACGAGTAAATTTCTCGTAGTCAAAGTTTGTACCACCGTTAACAATGGTGTCGCCTGGATCTGCTACTATTGCATCAATAGAGATTTGGTCAGAACGTCTTCCCATTGCTTGAGCGACCAACATGGCGTTTTCCATTTTGGCATCAAAGTTAACTGTAAGCTCTTGCACTTCGTCTACCGCAGTAGGTGCGGTGTATTTTAACAAAGTGGCACGTGCTTTTTGATAGTTAGGGTCTTGGATGGTAACGGCAGCCAAGTATTGAGTTTGTACCGCGATGACTTCATCAACGGTTCTAAATTCAACCTGATTACCAACTACATCGGATTTCATTCTTAAAGTATCACGCAATAAAAAACCACGTGACCGGTAGATGGCTTTCACAAGCGCATCGAACTCTATTTGTTGGACATTCGTCAAAGATAAAGACATGGTATTTCCCCTATTAGTCTTAATGTAATTAAACACGTTTGTCTAATAGGGCTTAACAATAGTGAGGGTGTCTCGAATGAGGCCTCTTGATAAGGTGTCCTGTTAGTTGCTCATTGGAGCAAAAGGCACATGGACATAGGATATTATATTACTAAATTAGTTGTCAATTAGTAGATTTATTAACGACCTTGGCAATACGTTGTTGTAATTCACTACGATACTTATTGTCGGTTTTATATTTATCAAGATTACTTGCAATTTCGTGCTCAATGTCTTCGATTGATTCACTGGTTACATTGCTTTGTTCATTTCCTGTTGGAATTGTAGTGTTGTTATTAATCATTTTATCTCTTAGCTCCTCTAGTGCTTGAATGGATTCTGCTGTTTTTAGACTGTTAGTTAATGCCACGTACGATGATTCAGTGAAATTTGCTTTGACCCAGTTTTCTAATTGGGTTAATCGCTCACCTGCATTCTCACCGAGTTTTTGTCGTTCTTCCGTATAATCATTTTGAAATTCTTTAAGATACTTACCCACTGATTCAAGCATCTTATCCATTACTGGTTGTGGTACGTGATTGGTTCGTGCGAGTTCTGCCATTTCCTGGAATGGTTCGTAATCGGGATCTAACCAATCCTTTCCAGATTCCCAGTCGTACTTATCTGGAGCCTGTCCTAATTTTTGTTCTAATGATTTATAGGCATCTGATAATGCTTTTGCTGTCTTGTATTTTTCTGGTAGCCATTCGGGACGTTCACCGACTCCTGGTATTCCATCTTCAATCCACCAATTGGGTTGGTCTTCTGGTGTTTCTTGTGACGTTCCATTATTGATAGTCTCATCTTCTGAAGATTGAGTTTCTATTTCCTGGTTCATTAATCCCATTATTAATCACCTTCTTTCAATGCGGCGTTCATTTCTGCTTCTTTACGCAATTGATAACTTTTAGTTGCATGAATTAATTGTCTGTACGCATCTCTAAAACCTTCGTAATACACGCACGTCATCGCGTAATTTTGAACTGATGGTGAGCTTGGAGTACCTGGAACTACATAACGCTCTTGTAACAAAGCAAGCAGTCTTTTTCCTTCTTCGGTTCTTCCAAATACTTCATAGCACAATCTATCCATTTCAATGTAATTTGGATTCTTTCTTAGTTCTTCAATTTGTTCATTGTATTGTTCAAAGAAATTTTCAGGCTTAATAAATGGGTTATCTTCTAAATTCATTGTTCCCTCTTAGTGTTATTGTGTAGGTGGTGGTGTTTGATTCTCTTGAGCTTCCATCATTTGGTCTTGCATTTCATTGCCTTGGTCTAGCATTTGTTGCGCCACATTTTGTACGCCTTCTGGAGAGTTCAATAGGTTCAAATCAAGCTGCATTAAGTTAGCTAATATCCAAGGGTATTTTCCTGAGTTAATAAATAGCTGTGCTTGTTCGGGGCCAGATACACCTTGAATGATTTGGAACCACTGAGTAAAGCGTGAGACTTGTTCCTGCCCTTTTGCCAGTGCTAAAGGCGATATGTATTTAAAACTGATTCGTGCTTTTCCGTTTTCGCCTTGAATGACTGGGAAGGGCAGCAATCCGGTTTTGTTTAATATGAACGCGCAGTTTTGCAATGTGGGTAGAATGAATTCGTGTTGTAGTCTTGAGAAATTAGGACCAATACGTTCGGCTAGCATTTGGGTGCTAATCATTAACTCTGTTGCGGATACGGGTTGCTTTCCATCTTGAGGTATTGGGGAATCAGCAAAAAGCAGGGTTTTAATCTGCATCCTCAAGTCCATAATGGTTAATTGGGCAAACTGTGGGTTGGATGTATCGGGCAATGGAATTAGTGGAACTTGACCTTGTGAGCCTATTTGCGCAATGGGAATTACTGTCATTGGTTCGATTTTAAATGTATGCGGATTAAATACTGAATCACTAAATCCCATGTAGGGTTTGAAAGTATTTAAGTTGGCACTGGCCAATTCTATTCGCGCCATTTCATTTAAGCTAATGATTGAAGGAAGCGCATCCATAATTGGGCCACGTCCAAAGACATCATTATTTGTTTTTCTGAATCGCCATACTATGCCTGGGTTGTATTCGAAATCCTCATAATAAAGCAAATGATTTTGAGCACATACCACATAACAGTATTTCTTTTTATTCTCAGGCCGGTACATTACTCCTTCATAGATTAATGCAACGGTGGCTTGATTGTCTTGTGCTAAATCTTTTAAGTATTCTGCTGGTAGTGTTGCTTTAGGCCAGCGTACTTTTATCTCATTTATTTTTACATCTTCCCAGTTCCTATACCATGATTCGATTTTACCTGTCATGGCTTCTTCAATGGCAAGTTTGTCCATTGGTATTGAGGTAAAGAGTAACGGGGTTTCAAGGCTTAATGAGTTGATTACAAGGCAAGCAGTACCGACACCTAAATCATAATAACATTCGTTGATGACTACATCGAAATTGGAATCATGGATGAATTCGAATAGTTTTCGCATGTAGTCATCTAATTGGAGTTGTGCCTGTTCTACAAGTTCTGGATTATCCAACTTCCAGTCTGGGTCAATGTTCAAATAGCCCCATTGTGTTTGCGGTGGAGTCATAGCAAGGTGCATTTTAGAAACAAAGGTATTTGTTCCGTCAATTGCTGTTGTATCGTATACGCGAGCACCTCTTAATTCTCCTTGCTGTTCTTTAGGCCTCCAGAATTTGTTTCTGTTGGGTATGGCGTAAAAGTAACAGGCCTGATGTAGTCCCATCCATAAGTCAGCGATTCCTTGAGCGCGTTTTAAACGCTTCATAAACTGCTGCATTACTTTTGGGGTATCTCCGCTTACATCCTGGGTTGTTGGAATCATGATTACCCTAGTGTGCTGTTTAAGTCGGTTGATGGGGAGTTATCAAGAAACTTGCTTGAGCTGTATCTGCGTCTTAGGCTTCTTAATTGTTTTTCATGAATGCGTTGATTCTCAACCTTTCGTTCCTCGGTAATTCTTGCATTTTCTTTTTCCATGTTATCTTTTTGCTTCTTATAAAAATCAATTTGCTCTGCTGCGGCTTCGATTGATTCTTGTGTAGCGGTTTTATGGGTTACGTTTTTATCCAACCATCGTGACAGCTTGCTCATCACTTGCTCCTTTATATCCAAATGTGAATATAGATTACTCCGGGTTTGAATTCACTAGACGGCACATTATGGTCTACAAATTCAATTCGTGTTCTTATTTTAATTAGTTTTCGTAACTGGCGCAATTGGGATGATATTGTGCTCATTGCTTACTTCCATTTCCACAAGGTCTTTTTTCATTTTATCAATTTCACCTTGCAGTACAAATGTTTCGTAGGATACTCGGCCTACGTTTATTCCTTCCATTAATTGTTTTAGTTCTGATGCGGTGAAATCCCCGTCATTAGCTTGTTCAATTAACTGTTGGTATTGTTCATAGGGATTTGATTCTGATTCCATTGTTAGGCGAACATTGTTGTTCTTTCCAAGGAATTTCCTGGAGAATCCGCGAGCTTTCCAGAGGTCATGATTAAACTCATCGTCTGATTCTTCTAGCTCTTGTTCCCAGTTATGTTTTGCTATGGTGTATCCTATTTCAAAACATTCTTTAAAGACTGGGTGTGCTCTAAGCCATTTATAAAATGTTTTTTCGCTAATTCCTGCATCGGTGCAGAATCCGGCTATGGAGTAGCCAGCTTCCATCAATTCTATAATCATTGGGCAATGTACGGTTTCTTTATAAACCTGTGCATTACCAGTCACTCCTTCGTATAATTCCCATGCACTGTATTTTGCCATATGTACATCCAGTGTTTTATTTAACTATAAGGGAACATTATGATTGATTCAAAGCAATTAAGAAACTTAATTATCAAGCCAGCTCTTGATTCGTTGCAGTTGTACAGTTCACATGCGGAGGAATTACTTGTTTTCACCTGTGCAACAGAGAGCCTCGGGGGTCATTATCTCGCTCAAGTAAAGGGGCCTGCTCTTGGTATATATCAGATGGAACCTGCTACTTATAGCGACTTATGGCAAAGGTTTATTACGCGCAATTCAAAGATATCCACTTTGTTAGGAATGCACTTCAACGTAAACCTGATACCGCCAGAAGAACGACTTATCTATGATTTAAGATATGCGACTGCAATGAGTCGATTGTTTTATTTCAGGATTGCTGAGAAGTTACCAGATGCGAGCAAGATTGACGATATTTGGTCTTATTACAAGAAGTATTACAACACTGAAAAAGGCAAAGCCAAGAAGTCCGAGTCTATCGAGAAGTACCAGAACTACATCTCCCAATAACCAAACCCGCGCAGGGAACAGTGAGGGAAACCTGCGCTTATTTGGCAACACTCAAGGAACTAATTCATTGTATGCGAGTTGCAAGAAGTTAACAACACAATCGATGCAACTCCGA